GGGCCCTGGAGGAACAGAAGGAAAACGCGGACAAGATACGTGTGTCCGTGGAGATGTGGCTGCCGTCGGTACCCCTGAGGATGCAGCGGATTATCAGGGCCCATGTCTTCAATGGCCTCACCTGGGAGGAGACGGCCCGGCAGATGGGACGGAGAGCAACAGGTGAGAGCCTGCGGAAAGAGTTTGAGAGGTTTATGAGCGAAGAAAATTAAAGTTTGTCCGGTTTGTCCGGAATGTCCGTTCCGTATCTGTTATAGTGTAAACTGGGTCCAGTGTAAGAAGGCGTCTCCCCCTCGTCCCGGGAGGCGTCTTTTTTGACGCCCATCTGAGCCCCCCTTAACCGCGCGCGGGAGCGGTATATAAGACCTCGGCCCCGGGAGACCGGGGCTCTTAAAGTGATTGTGCGGTGCGAGACAGCGCACTTCTTTTCATTACGCCACGCCCTGCAGGACCGCTACCCCTGCAGGGCATTTCTCGAAAGGAGGATGACCGTATGAATTATACGCTTTCGCCGGAATACGAACAGCTGGGCCTTGCGGTCATCGACGCGGTTCCGGAGCTTTGGATGATCCGGGATGCGGGTATCCGCATTGGGTTTGTCAGTTCCTTCAAGGAGAAGAAGACAGGACATAAGCTGGTGCTGGGTGAATGTATAAAGCTGTCGGAGCTCTACAGTGACCTGCTTCATCTCGACTTCCTGATTGTAATTTATGAGAACAATATCGTCGGACTTTCGGAGAACCAGAAGAAGATTCTCCTCTGGCACGAGCTGAAGCATATCGGTGTTGAGGAGAAGGATGGAGAGCCGGTTTATATCGTGAATTCGCATGACAGGGAGGAGTTCGATTCCATTATCCACAAGGTTGGTCTGTACTGGTCGGACAGCGGAGCCGATGTTCCGGATATTCTGATGGATGCGTCAGGTGGTGGTCCTGATGGCGAATGAGCAGAATCTGAAGGTTCCAAGCTCGAAGGAAGCTCGAGAAAACGGGCAAAAGGGCGGGCGGGCATCTGGTGCTTCCCGCCGCCGCAAAAAGACCCTCCTTCAAATCATGGATGATCTTGACCGCCTCCCGCTGAACGAAATCGGGAAGAATGACCTGAAGCGCGGAGGCCTTGACCTGAATGCAGTGGATCCGGATGACCTGAATGGGGCCTATGGCATGATAGCCGGTCTGTATATCGCGGCCAGACGGGGTAACCCGAAGGCCTTCGAAACACTGGCCCGATACCGAGAGCAGCGTCAGAAGGACAAGCTGGAGATTGAGAAGCTCAAGGCTGAAATCAAGAAGCTGAAAATGGAGATTGAGCCCTCCAACGATAATGACCAGGTAATGGAATTCATAGAGGCGATGACAAATGGTCCAACTGAGCAGGAAACAGATTGAATATGCCCAGCAGGCCACGCACCGCTGGAACATCAAGACTGGGGCTGTTCGTTCCGGTAAGTCCTTTGTGGATACTGCGGCAATAGTTCCGAGACGAATCATTGAGCGATACGGGGAGCCGGGACTGGCGGTTATCCTGGGCGTCTCCCGGGAAACTATCGAGCGGAATGTCCTTCAGCCAATGCGGGAGATATACGGCCTGCGCAGAGTGGGCCTCATCAATCACTCAACCAACAAAGCGCGCATCTTCGGGGAGTACGTGTACTGCTTGGGAGCTGAGAAGGTCAGCCAGGTAGCAAAGATACAGGGCTCAAGCATTAAATACTGCTACGGCGACGAGGTTGCCCGGTGGAACAAGGAAGTATTCGAGATGCTGAAGTCCAGACTGGACAAACCGAATTCCTGCTTTGACGGCGCCTGTAACCCGGAGAACCCCACACATTGGTTTAAGGGTTTCATAGACTCTGACATAGATATCTACTTGCAGGAATACCGGATATTCGACAACCCCTTCCTGCCGAAAGAATATGTGGAGAACCTATGCCGGGAGTATGAGGGCACCGTCTACTATGACCGCCTGATTGAGGGTAAATGGAAACGGGCGGAGGGCGCGATATACCGAAAGTTTGCGGATGCCCCGCAGAAGTACATCTGCGAGAGACCAGCGCTGGAGGATATCAGACGCATTGAGATAGGCGTAGACTTTGGCGGCAACGGTTCCGGCCATTCCTTCGTGGCTACAGCCAAGATGAATGATGGGACCATCACAGGCATCCTGAGCCGGCGCCACATGAATGCAGACTATTCCCAGGGCATTGATGCGACACTGCTGTCACAGCTGTTCATGGAGTTTGTGGAGGATGTCCGCCGGATGTACACGCTGCCTTATGCGGTCTACTGGGATAACGCAGAGACAGTTCTCGGGCAGAGCATCCGGAACGCCTGCGGAAGGAAGTATCCTGGTATCCACGTGCTGCCGGCGGCGAAGATCCGCATCAAGGACCGTATCGAGTACATGGTGCGGAAGCTGGGAGCGGACCAGTTCCATCTGACAGAGGACTGCCAGACGCTCTCCACAGCACTGCAGGACGCTGTGTGGAACCAGAAGGCCGACAATGACGAACGCCTGGATGACGGCAGCACTGACATAGATACACTGGATGCCTTCGAGTACACCATCGAGCGGGATGTGTATGGCGTCAAGGCAAAGGCAGGCAGGAGGATGTGATGTGCGCACATGACATGGTGAAAGTAAATGATGTGAAGGTTTGCCGCAAGTGTGGGCTGACGCTCTGCCCGGATGGGCGGGTTTTATTTGACAAATCAGTTCTTCGGAAGAGGTGGAGAAAAAATGCGAAGACATGAAGACTACCCGGATTATTCCGGTTTTATTGAATATCTGGATGAACATGGCTTTGATGACTTCGTCCTGAATGAAATTATTAACCGGCATGAGGCAAACCGGGTACGTACTACTGAGCTGTATGAGCGTTACAAGTGTTATGAGGATACCGTTCCGATTTTCCAGCGGCGGCCGGCATTCAATGACCCGGAGATGCAGAACCAGGGAGTAGAGCCCCTCAATAACCGCATTAATAACGACTTCTTCGGGGAAATCAACGACATCATGATTGGATATTTCGCCGGGAAGCCTGCGTCCTACAGCTATTCCACTGACGATGATGCAGAGACCATGACGGGCGGTGACGCGGCGCTGAAGGCCGCCACGGATGCCCTGCAGGAGTTTGTCACCAGGAATAATTTCTATGACCTGAATCAGGAAGCTACAAAGTATGCGTCGGTCTGCGGATATGCAGGCCGGCTTTTCTATATCGACAGGGATGGTCAGGAACGGGTAATGGTTCTGCCTCCCTTCGAGACAATTGCGCTGGCAAAGGACCGCATCCAGGAGCCGGACTATGGCGTGCGCTATTACAACGTGACCAGGATTGACGGAAGCCTTGAGTGGAGAGCGGAGGCCTACGATGCACACAACATCTACTTCTATACGGGGCAGCTGGGCAGCCTGACGCTGAAGGAGACCCGCCCGCATATGTTCGACTTCTGCCCGCTGCAGATAATCCCGCTGAACGGCGAGATGATGAGCTCCGCAGAACGTGTCATGGCTCTGATTGATGAGTATGACAAGACGGTATCGGACAATGCGAACGATGCGGAGGGCAACACGCAGGCCCAGCAGATATTTGACGGAATTGACATCAGTGATACGGAGCTGGCAAAGGCGAAGAAGTCCGGGAGCATCCGGATCCCGCCGGACCCGGCAGGCGGTCAGCGGTCAGTTTACTACCTGACAAAGGACATCAACGACGGCTTCAATGAGCATCACCTGGACCGCATTGAACGGAACATCTACCGGTTCAGTAAGACACCGAACCTGAACGATGAGACCTTCAATTCGGCCTCCGGCATTTCCCTGAAGTTCAAGCTGACAGCCTTCGAGTCCAAGTGCGGTACCTTTGAGGCGAAGTTCTCCGCAGCGGATACATACATGCTGAAGGTCATCGGTACCAGCTTCCGGAAGAAGGGCATCCCCTTCGATTACCTGCAGGCCTACGTGGAGTACAAGCGGAACTTCCCTGTGGATGTGGTCAGCGAGGCCCAGAGCGTGCAGTCCCTCATCAATGCCGGCGTGCCGGATGAGATTGCATACGGTCAGCTGTCCTTCGTGGATGACCTGAACTACCTGATGGACCTGAAGGAGCAGAAGAAACAGGACGCTCTGGATATGTTCCAGCCGGGCGGGGCAGACGATGAGGATGAAGAGGATGCGGAGGACCGGGACGGCGCCGGGAAGGAGCCGGTAGATGGCAGAGAAGACGAATCTTGATAACTGGGCAGGGCAGGCCAGGACAAACCTTGACAAGTGGCTTTACCTGGTGCGGCGGATTGAAGAGCACCGGGAAGAAGATGCGGTCAAGAAGCTGAAGAGGCTGTACAAGGGTACGATAAAGGATCTGCGGAAGTCCATGGGAGATGTTTACGCGGACCACGCAGACCCGGAGACAGGAGCGCTCAGCTATGCAGAGCTGCATCGGCTTGGGCTGGATGCGCGTCTCCTGGAAGAGGTGGCCTCCCGGATGAACGATGTCACCCAGGAAGAAAAGCGTATCATCACGGAGACAGTCGAGCAGACATACGC